TTTGCAAATGTTGCATACATTGCAGCATTGGATGCAGTTGTACCAGTATAATATGAAAGTGCATGGTTATTTGAAACGAAAGCTTCTCGATGGACAATAATCTCTTGCGTGTTTGCCTTAATGGTTGTAATTGGTTTGACTTTTGTTCCTGCCGGATGCAGAAGTCTATACAATACAGTTCTGTATGCCTCAAATGATTTCTGTACTTTGAGCTGATAAGTGAAACTGTTAAAATCTTCACTCTCTAGAACTTGGAATGAACTTGGAAATCCATCTTCATTTAAATATTGACCGTTGCCAATGATGATGCCGCCCAGAAACTTTGCTGTTGCTTCTGCAAGACCATTACCATAAGTACGAATACCATTCTTGAATAGATATTCACCCTCTGAATCAACTGTCGTATATGTCGTATCGACATTCATGTAAACATTTGCAGAATTACTTCTTGTGACAGTCAACAATCTGTCAGTCTTAGTATTGGATGTGTAATTGTAAACTCTCAACAAATATTTGTCATCTGATCTAGATGCACCTGCCTGTATTAACTTGATAGAATCTACGTTTGCTTTAAATACGTATGAGTTTAGATTGGCACCCTGGAATACAACTTCGCCTGCCTGAACGATACTAGATCTTTGCACATTTGTAACAATGATATCACGAACTTTCAGTGATACTTTTGGTTGCGAGATGTAATCTTCACCATAGTTTTCAATTCTGAAAGAAATGATCTGTCCGATGCCTCTAGCGTCCATAATCGGATTAATCTGAGCACCTTCGCCAAGTACGCAAGTCACATATAGATTAGCATTAGAACCGTTGGCTGACAATACAGTTAAACTAGGTAACTTGTTCTGAATAAAACCAAGTCCACCTTTTGGATACTTCGCTTGATTATTTGTGTTCGCATAGTTATATTCAGCAGCAATGATTGTTCCTGTTGCATTTACCGTAATTGATGCATTAGCGCCAGCGCCACCACCGTAATCGTTACTTGTAAAAGCGATGAACTGTCCGTTAGAGTAACCAGTACCACCATCACGAATCTTAATCGGTCCAAGAATACCTAGATTGCCAAGAATACCTTTTGTTGTAGTCGCAGATGTTGTGTCATATAACGAAAAAGGTTTTACCGTTGGTAATCTCTTATATCCACTACCACCAGATCTCATCAACACACCACCAATTGGATATGTTGCGAATCCAGTAAACGTGAAAGCATTAGCAAGAGTACATGTTGATCTAGCGACTGTATTTGATGTAAATGCAGTATACGTGCCACCAATAACTTGACTTCGAATAGAATTACTCAGATAGTCTTGTGCAATCCATGTAGTGCGAATTAATCCAGCGGGATCAACCGTCACTACGTTTGCAGAAGCACCTTTACCACCACCGCCAGTAATTGAAATAAAAGTATTTGGATCCGGTCTATAACCAAAAGATCCATCAATCATATCAAGTCTGTCTAAAGATCCAAGTGTAGTCTCGTGGACATATGCATTCGCGGCAATTGGATTTGCAGTATTTGGATTCAAACCACCATAGAATACGACTGGATCACCAGGATAACCACTCGATTGACCCAGATAAAGAAGTCCGCGTCTGTTTGGATTAACTTTGAGAGAGGAGATTGAACCTAATACTTTGACACGAAGTATTGTTGCACCTGAAGTTCCTTCTGCAACGACTTTACTATTTTTGAAATAAACATCCTGATTGTCACTATTCACAACACGAATGAATTCACCTGATTGAAATAATCTTTCTACCGTTGAGATATAAATTTCAATTTTATCGCCAACTCTTCTTGATCTTTCAACAACGGCAAAAGACTTAGATGTTTCGCCAAATAGTTTTAAATTGTCAATTGCTAAAAACTGTTCATCATTCGTATCAACTCTTAGGCTCTTAGAGATGTACCATTTACCATCAGATGCACGAAGAACTGCTTCGCCAGTTGGAAATAATTCAACATCAGAATTATAGATTGCCCTAAAGATAAACTTATATGCAGCAGAAGTACCTTTCGACGAATAGAACTGCTTACCAATTTTAATTAATTTTGCCTTGTCTGTCAAGCACTCTATTGGAAAACTAGGTAGAAAATCATTAAAGAAGTAATCAATAAATCTATTAAAACTCGTCGGATCTTCTGAGAAATCTACGTCATTATAGTTAAGTAAATTCTGAGAACCATAGATAGCGCCTTCAGAGTTCGCAGAATCTTTTATGTCGCTCTGTTCTGCCCACTCATAGTATGCTTTGATGAAAGCAATAAAAGTTTGATAATTTTCATCTACTCGAAGGAATTCAGGTAACTGAAAAGGTACCTGAATCGATGGTTTGTTATTAAGATAAGTTGTCATTATCTTTGAATTGCAGTAACGGTTACATCTACAGAGTTAGGATCAAATTCATCAATCGTCAATATTCTATTGTAATCTGATGTAAGAATCGTTGATGCAGGAACAGCAGATAATTTTAGATATCCAAATTCATTATTAATCGCAGATGCAGAGAAATCTTTAAGTGTGACGATACCATCGTTGTAACTTATGGTTCCTGCATCTGAGTTAATAGTTTGAGTCAAGACACCTTTATAATAAAATGTTTCTAGCTTGCCTGCAGCAGAATCAAGTGTAGCGATTGCTGCTCCTAATTGTCCAGTTCTATCTCCAGAATCGGGTGTTATCGTAACAGTTGCATATGAATAATTTAATCCTGCACTTATAACATCAATTCTAATTATACGACCATTAGCAAGAACTGCTACTGCCGTAGCACCTGATCCATCACCGGCGATTGTAACAACTGGAGTTTTAGTGTAGTTGAAACCTTGATTCGTTACATTGATCGAAGACACACTACCAGTAATATTACCATTAATAGGTGGAATCTCTCTGTAGTAAACGCCAGATCTAGGCACTCGTGGTGAAACTGTAGTGTCCGTAACAGTAATATCTGGTTCAGTATAAAGAGAAGATTGAATTCTAACGTCCGAGTAATTTCGTCTAAGTGGAAAGCCAAACTTTGCTTTATATGTTGCAGTAGAATTTAAAACTGGATATAGTTTCTTTTCAACTCTGATTTCTGTTTCATTCGTAATGATGGAAAGATCACAATATTGAATTGCGGTGATTAATTGTGGCAATCTTAACGTAGCATTAAACGTATTCAGAGTTGTCGTAGAGAAGTTTCTAATCGTAGCAATAACAAGTTGTTTTAGTTGACCAGGAGTTAATGTTGTTTTCTTTGGATCATATAACACATTAGTTTTTAATTTGACATACGTATAATCTGGATCAACAATAATTGGCATAACTGTCATCACGGACACTGGTTTAATAACGTCAGTAATCAACTTTTGTTTCTGTGATTCAGTTAATGAATAACCACCAGAAGGTTTGATCGAACAGAATACTCTACCATACACTGGAGGATCATTCTCTTCACCACCCCAAACAGTAACAGATTGGATAGGTAATGCAGTTGAATTCTTCTGAATCAAATACATATAGTCTTCTTTAGTAACTGCTCTACCTTGTGCAGAATATGCTTTAGGTGCAGTGTACTTAACAGAAGCAATCGATTCTTTATCTTTACCCTGTGTTGCAGCAGAGATCGAATAAACTGATGTATTTGAATATCCACCAACAGATGACATTAGAGAAAAACTATTTGCGCCGTAAGAAGTAGTGCCATCTGTTGCAACATATGTGATGTTGACAACATTATCATCTTTCAAGGCATAACCCAGAATACCATCACCAAAATAGATCTGATACTTGCCATTGAGTCCTTCTTGCAAGAAATAAACTTTAGAAGAAGGTCCTAACGTCAAGTAATCTGAAACCTGAGGATATGTCTCAAATGTTAGATTTGCAGAAGACTCTTGCACATTGACAACGATAGTCGATGTATCAATCGACGAATCAGGAATATCAAATGTCAACTTTGGATTTGTAGTCTTATTGACTGTAAAACTATACGATGCAGAAGTGCCCTGGGCAATACTAACATCATTAAAGATTGCGGTGTTTGCAGTTACGTTTGTTGTATATGCGTCTGTCGTAACAAAAGTATAGTTAACTGAATCAATTGCTTCAGAAATAAACTGTGTGAATTTAGGCAGTGTCAATGCTCCACCGGATACACCGTTTACTGTCACTTTGACAGTTGCACGTGGCGCAGAAGCAGAAGATGGCATGTAGTTCAACAACTTCGCGTGAGAGATAACTGAATTTCTTTGTACTGCCGAATCAAGAAACATCTCGTTTGCAACCATATTTAAATAGTATGCGTTGTATTGAGTGTTGTATGCAAGAAGATCAACTAGAACAGATAGTGCAGATGCATCATAGTTATAGTCTTTTAACTTGTCCTGTTGTTGCAGAAACGTCTTAAAACTATCTTTAATCGAATTAAAGTCTAGATTCGTAATTTGGAGCCCAGAATTTGCTGATGCCATTATCGTGTTCTCTCAAGTATTAAGTTTACCGTTGTTGTTTGCACGTTATTACCAATATAGAATTCAATCGATATTGAATATGCATTTCTATCTATGTCTTCATCAATAGTGACCTGGACGAGATTGACTCTAGGCTCATGATTTTGTATAACTGATTCTATTTCTGATTTTAATGATGCTGCAGTAATAGGACTTATTGGTTCAAATAACAATTCCTCAATGCCAGATCCTAAGTTCGGTTGAAATGGTCTCTCATAGTGCTTAGTCAGAAGTAAATACCGAAGCGCCCTCACCACAGCCATGTCATCATAACTGAGTGCTATATCATTTCGACCAGGTGTTCTAGTGAAACTAAAATCCAGATCCGAGTAAAGTTTTGTTAATGTACTTGCCATCTTTTATTTATTCAATTAATCCTGGCTTTTAATTTATCGGAACCAACTAATGTATTAACCAAATATTTGTCTGTTTCACCCATCGCAGTGAACTTTTTGGCAGAATTTAGATCAGCAACGATAGCATTTGATGTGTTGAAGAAATTTAAATCTCCGGTTTCTTTTCCTGACATATATGAATTTATTGTATTTAAATTCGTGGAGATTGTGGTAATCAATCCAGCAGAAAGATTACTCCTTTTAACCATAATCATTGGATCTATTATATCTGCCTCATAATAAATGGTGTTTGCTATAACATTTGGATAACTT